TTACTTATTTTTGCCATTATCTTCTTCCATCGGGTTGTGCATCTAGTCTAAAACTACCATAACGCCATGTTTCTCCTGCAGCATCGTTTTCTATTTTCAAGGATAGTAGCCTTCCTCTCGCTCTAGTATCTACTTTATCTGTGGTGCTTGTTATTGTAAAAGGTCCAAGGGGTGAACCTGCTTGAAGTTCTGAAGGGTAGTCAGAAATAAATAAAGTTACTTTAGAGTTCCCTACTAAAAATTTGTAATCCGGCATAAATCTTCTCATGGACATAAACAATTCACCATCATCTATATCAAAATCTCCTGATCTTATAAATGCATCAATAGAAGTTGTACCTGAACTATTAATTTGATCTGTCCCTGTTTCATGAGCATAGTATAAAGAAGCTCCATATTTATTTGTAATACCAGATATTTCAGAAAAAACCGGAGTGTTTGTTAACTCGTAGTCTGTTGCATAAGGGAGAGTAAATACTCCTTGATCTTGATAAGTAGTTCTGTCTAATGAACTGGTGGTCCAACAATTTTCTTGGTAGTTATATGTTACACATCTATCTATTTGTTCTGATCCTGATTTAGGATAAAACCAATTTACTTCTGTGTACAAAGTATTGGGAGCTGAATAAACTGTGCTAGCTGAGTCGTAGTTAATTCCTAAATTTCCATTTTGAGTAGTAAAAACAAAATCTTCAACTAAACATGGAAGAGTTTTTACTGTACCATCGTACATAAAAAATCCACCTTCAGCAGACATCCAATATACAGCGCCATTAACATAACTTGCTGCATGTTGAGCAATACATCCACAGTTGGTTCCTACTTGTCTTACTGAAAAAGTAAAAGGCGGACCTACAAATTGAATAACATAAGCAGCTAAATCTGTTAACACAAAAACATAATCTTTACCTTGAAGAGCTGCTGTAATTTTATTTCCTGTGTCTAATCTAAAAGTCCCTGCTGTATTAATTGCTGTTGGTAAATATTCATTTAAATTTTCTTGATCCGAGAATCTTACAAACATAGGATCTTGAGTGGCGGTATCTCCTATAGTTGTTTCTGTTCCAAAATGAAATAAATGTCTATCTCTGTCTGAAACTAATGTAAATCTACTAGCTGTTGGATTAGCAGAAGTAGAAAAACCGGAGGTTGATAAAGAAGCTCTAACTGTTCTTGGATTAGATGCTCCTGCATTCCATGTAAATGTTTTACCATTAAAAATAGTTGCAACTAATACTTCTCCAAAATTATCTAAAGACCAATTACCTGGATCTAAAATTACATTACTTGTAGATCGTTCCGTTCCCCATGTAGAATCTCCCCACAAATAAGTTCCCCAACCATAACCTAAAGTTTGGAAAGTAGGTCCTATTTCTACGTATGGGTTAATTGTGGCTGCACCGGATGCGGATGCTGCTCCACTTGCATTAACTCTCATTTGAATTGTAAAAGTATTATCATTAGGAACAGTTAAAATTTCAAAAGCACCTTCTGTAAAATCTGTTGCAGAGTATCCTGTCGGAGGAGTAACTGTTGTAAACGTTATGTATCTTCCAACTTCTAAACCGTGAGAAGTTTTGTTTACAGTAACATTGTTTTGACTAGAAAAAGTATTAAATGTTGCTCCTGCAATTGCAGTATCTAAAGGAGTAATATCGTAAAAAGCTTCTCCATAATATATAAACAAACCCTGAGAAGTTCCGATAGCTGTATATCGTTCTCCTTTTAAACTTGTAAAGGCTAATTGAGCTCTAGCCACGCCTGGAAGGGTTTCATTAGCTTGAGTAAGTTGAGACCATCCTCCTATTTTTTCAGGAGCAGTGTATCTAAAACGCACAAAATCTCCGTCTACCCACTGTCCTGCAAGAGCTGAGGGTACACTTTGTTTGTTAAAACCTGCTGCAAAATCTACTTTTTTAAGAGCCATACTTTAATATATCTCATTTTTAAATAGGTATCAAACTAATGTTGGATGGAGATGTAGGTTTAGTAACTATGTCAAAACCTAAAGTAACTCGGAAACCTTTGAAATTTTTAGGTGTTACTACTCTATGCTCTCTATAACCAGGTCCTATATAGATCTGACCATCTTTATTATCTATAGTATAGTCTTTAAATTCTGTTTTTGTTTTTGCAGTATTAAAAAGAGAAATATATCCATGATAATCCCAATTATGATTATGCCAATTTAAGACCTCATTTTTTTGATGATAATTTACCCAACACTGAAACCATAAAGGTCCTTGTGTGTTTAATCTAGTTCTAATTACTTTTTTTAAATCAGTAAATAAATCATACCAATATTCATCACAAGCTGTAAGATTAAATGTATTATACATATAATATAGTTTAGTAAGATCAGGATTAGAAAACATATTTTGCACTCTAGGTCTTACAGTGTCTAATACTTTAATTAGTTCTTTTTTATGTTTTGTAATAATAGAACTTTTATACAAACAATAATCTTTTTCTTCTTTTAATAATTTTATCATTGATAAGTTATATTTATAGTAAGTCTTCTTTTTGTATCTGTTTGCGTAAAAACCTGATGCATAATCTTACCGTTAAAAAACAAAGCTCTATTTCTTTTAGAATCTACTTTACCACCTTGATCTAAAAATGTATAGCCATTGTTAGTATTAACATAATAAACACAAACCTTGTGAGGTTCGCCATCATCTTGATGTTTAGGACAAGCAATGTTTTTAGAATCTCTAGTAAATAAATTAACTCTAACCCTTAATAATTTTTTATATTTTATTTTATCTAATATAGGTTTAGCTAATACTTCAAAATAATTAGAATTTATCTGTTCATTTAAAACAAGCAAATGAGTAAATTGATAATAGCTTCCTCCTTTAATATTACTATCAGTATAATACCAAGGAAAATAATTATCTATTAATTGTTTTTCTATATTCTTGTTTTGTTTAATAGTTAAAAATTTGTCTATTATTTCCATTCTTCGTGTTCCTCAAAATTAAATGCTAGTGTATACCTATTTGTTTTTAAATAACTTTGTTCTACAGAATGCATTAGAAAAGAATTAAACAGCACAAATTTGCCTTTGCTTTCGTTGACTCTGTGATCTAGTTCTGTAAAATAAGTTCCAGGTCCATTGTTAGTTAGATATAAAATACCTGAGATAGTATTAGTAGAATGATCATGGTTATGTTCTATAATATGATCTTGTTTACCTTTCATTTTAATGCCCCAAGCATTTTTTAATTTTAAAGATATTTGCAATCTATTAGTTATTTCTTTTTCAAATTCTGGTGTTATGTCTTTTATAAACTGTAAAAAATATTTATTGTTGTTGAAGTATTCAAAAGGAGTCATCTGAGCTTTTACATTTGTTTCATAGTCTAGATTGCCAACTCCTTTGTCGATTGTTTTTATTAAGTTGTCTATAACTGTTTTGTTTACGTACTTTGATTCATACAACCTAGCTAATCTTAATATGTTTTTTTCTAAATATTTCATATGTAAGTAATTACACAAACAACTCTATATTTACCGGGATTACAAAAAGAATTTGCATGGTAGTATGAACCATCAAAATGAATTATCTTTCCTTGTTTAGGTTTTATTTTTTTGAGAACTTTAAAACCTTTTGTTTTTTCTACAGGATAACATTCTTTATCTTTATATTGTTTGTTAAATATATAGGTGTCTCCGCTGCAGTCATTTAAATACATGATAATAACTTTATGATTTCCAGTATAATCAACATGGGGATCTGAATATGTAAACCTGTTGTCTGAAAAGGTAAGATTTAAACATGCTCTAGTTATTCCATCGCATTTAAGTTTGTGTTTATCTACAAACCTTTTAAAAATTTTAAAAAAGAATGAAAAGTAATTGGAATTAATCTTGGACTCATTTCTTTTTATTAAAGTATGAGACATGAAAACAAATTTATCCGTAGTAGGTTTAGGATGTAAAAACCATGGAAACTCTTGATTTAGAATATCTTTATTTATCATGTCAGTTTCTTCTGATAAAAAGAAATTGTTTTCTTGAATATAGTTTAGCGCCATGGTTGTCCTATACACCAGCTGACTAAAGAATATCTATTGCCTGTTTTAACCGGTGTCACTTCATGTTGAATAAAACTAGGAAATACAATTACGCTTCCTTGAGGTAAAAAAATTTTAGGTTTAGATATATTTTTTTTTACGCCTGGAAGACTAAATCTTAATTCTCCGCCTGTGTATTTTTTAGGATCTGTTAGTTGTAATATAAAACTTAGTTTTCTTATTTTACCATTAAAGTTAATATCTTTTTTTTTCATAGGTTCTGGAAAACCGTCTGCATGCCATCCATAATATTCTTTTTTA